TTGCTCAACCTTGGTAGGCTCAAACTCCTTGGTAAAGGTGGCTAGGGTGCCGCCTGTGGTTTGGCTGGCGAGGGAATGGACGGGCTCTTCTTTGGGTGGGAAGAAGAAACTAACTAGCTTAGCCTGGTCAGGAATCTCATAGCCTTCCACGTCACGTAGAGCGTCGAGCTGGTGGATAGTCATGTAGGCTTGGTGGACGACGTACTTGGCCTTGCGAATGTCAGGCAGGCGAAGGCCGGGGTCAACAAAGACGTGGCGGAGGTCAAGAGCCTCGAAAGTAGGGCGGTTGATTACCTCGTCCTCAACGATTATCTCTAGGTCGTCAGTGTCAGGCGATTCAATCTGCTGAGTACGGCCTGTCACGGGGTCTGTAATGGAAGGAGGTTCACCTATGCGACGGACTCTAACCTTGGGCTTGGTCTCGGTGAGCCAGCCCCACTTGCCTATGCCTGTGCCATAGAGGAGGGCACTCTTAGCTAGCAGGCGTATCTGCTCGCGGAAGAAGGTCTGCTCTAGCTCCCAGCCCAGGATACCGTCGTTGGCACGGGCTGACTGCATGCTGGTGCCGGGCCGAGGACGGCTCATATAGGGAGGCAGTTGAAGGAAGAGCGTATTGATGACTTGAGGCAGCAGGGACTCGATGTGCTCGTAGACTAGAGGAACGCCAAGGTGGGCGCGGGGCACGACCGTGCCTTCCCAAAAGGCCATCGGGACGCGGAAGAGATAAAGGTCGTCGAAGCGGTTGAAGCGCCACATGAACATGTTGGCCCACGCCTCGGCCTTCTTCATATCACCCACCACTAACCTGAGAGCAGTCAGGTTGTCAGGTTCCTGGCGCGGGAATAGGCTTTGAGCTTCGAGCGGCTGGATGTCTCGTAGAGCTTCGGGTTGTTCTTGCAGGAATGCCATTAGCCTATCAAACCTCCGCCCAGCTCAGAGCCCAGCTCCCACGAATAGTGGGGCGTGCTTACGACTTCGACTTCTTCGTCGCGGTAGGGGATTTCGACTTTGGAGCGATAGTTCTCGACCAGCATGGCAATGGCGTCGGGGATGTCATCGTGGACGAACTTGGGGAAGCGAGCGAACTCTTCGATGAGGGCATCCTGGTGTGTCATGCCATTGATAAAGTAGAGTTTGTTCTGACGTAGGAGCCCTTCGAGCGCGCCGATGCGGGACTCCTTGGAGTTCTTCGAGTAGTTCAATTTGAGCCATTGGATGGGCAGGTGGATGTGAAGCTCACGAGCCTTTGCCTCTAGGGCGGGCAAGAGGAGCCGAGAACCGCCTGCCTCTTCGATGCCGATGAAGACCGGCTTGTATTTGCGGGCGGTAGCGATGATGGCATTGACCAGCTCGTGGGGGAGGAAGCGGCCACGGACGATGTCTAGCACGAACAGCCTACCTTCCCAATCGAATGCTCCTACGGCACCGACGGTGTAGTCAGCGCGCACGCCAGTGGAGAAGCCTAAGTCCCAACAGACGAAGGTGCGAAAGTCTAAGTCCTTGTCCTTGTCCGGCTTGGGCATGTTGGCGAAGGGCATGAAGTGTTCGCGCATCAGCTTCTCAGGAAACTGGTGAGACTCGCCAGGGATGGGGTTGTTGAGGTACTGACAGTTGAACAAGTATGGGTTCTCTTTCTGGAGAGTCTTCAGCTTGGCCAGGGTAAAGCGTTCAGGGAACAGGATGTCGTACTCGACCTCTGCCCCGGTCAGCTTGGTCTTGCGCCAGGCAGGCCGCATGTGGATTCGCCAGCCTTCAGGGTCGCTGTCAAGGATGTGGCCATAGAGGTCGCTGAAGTCGTAGCGGGTGCCTATCACGTCGCGGTAGCCGAAGGGCTCTAGGATAGGCGTGGTGTAGTGGAAGGCTTGGATGGTCTTCTCTATCTGGTCTTTAGTGGAGACGTTGGTCTCATTTACCAAATCGTCGCACTTGATGATGTCATAGTGCGAACCGGCTTTGACTGAGTCGGTGGTGGAGATGGAGACGGTAGGCTCGCGCAGGCGGAGGTTGGTGCGGGCCAGGGTAGTCATGCCGTCAGCGGTGCCGAAGTCGCCCACTTTGCGCTTGGGACAGTGTTCGGGGAACAGCTCGCGGAAGAGCTGGTTGTATTGGAAGTGGTATTTAATCTCTTTGTTCATCCGTTGAGCCAGGTCACGAGTGCCAGACATAATGAGGATACGAGTATTAGGGAAACAAAGAATCCACTGAATAATGTCGCAGATGTCGAGGGTAGTCTTGAAGTGTCCTCTAGGGTCAAGTAGGAGTCGCTGCTTGACATCGTCCTGTTCCTCGAAGGACTTGGATGGGTCTTTGTGTACGAAAAGGTCGCACACTGGCTGGTGGACGTGCGGCACGAGGTCATAGTTTAGAATCTCCTTAGCAAACCAATAGAGGTCAGTCTGACAGCGCAGCCGCCACTCCTGCCGCTTTTGCTCAAGTTTAGTCTGCTCGTTCGTCAAAGTGCCTCACGAACCACCGCAGTCCGAGACCTGCAAGTGTCATGCTTCCGGCCCACACCAATAAGTCGATGTAACTCTTGCCTAGCCAGCCTCCACCCGCCACGTCTGAGGGCTCACGTAGAAAGATGGATAGCAGGGCTACCAAGCCTGGCACAACCCAGCGCCACGGCCCCCGCAGCTTCCAGACGGGCTTGTAGCGGCCCAGGAGCCAGAAGCCATAGACTGCCAGGCCGATGGCCCACGGAGCCCAACCCAGGTGGATGAAGGAGCGTTCAAGGATATGTTCAAGCATTAGATGTTCTCTTTCTTCTTGAGAGCAGAGATGACCATGGGCACAACCTTCTCGGCTGAACGCCCGATGACGTAGCCGCCTAAGCCCAGCTTGATTAGGCCGAAGACGTTGTTGACGAAGGCTTCGTCGGGGAGTGGCCAACCGGCTGCCTTGCCGACCACGAACCAGACTACAATGCCCAGGAAGGTCAGCATCGTGATGGGCCGCCACATCCTAGTGAGGCTGCTCTCGCTAGTGGCTTCTTGGCCAATGATTTTCGCTTTGGCCTCGAACAGCTTGCCTTCGTAGTCTAATGACTTAGAGGCGAACTCTGTCTGGATGCGAGCCAGCTCGGCCTTGATGAGGAGCTTCTCTTCGGCGCTCGTATGCAGGTCATCGACTATCTTAGAGACAGGCCCCAGGATACCGCTGATGAAACTCCATATGGCCACTAGCGTTTTCTCCGTGCTTGGCTAAGGGCGATGGCGACGGCCTGCCTGCGGCTGGTCACTTTGCGACCAGAGCTTGACTTGAGGGTGCGGCGCTTAAACTCGCCGAGAGTTCGACTGACCTTGCGCTTGGCTCGTGGTGAGCTAAGGATGCGACGGACTCCTGCTCGATGGCCGCTCTTGTGCTTGCGACGTTCACTCACGGTATGGCTAGGCATTATATCTCTTCCGTTTTAGTTTTCTTTTCCATTCACAGCCAAAATAGTCAGGGTCTCCAACTCCAAAATCTCCGGTTCCTGGGTCGTAGTCCAAACCAAGTAGGGCGAGGGCGTGTTCCACGCTTAGCCTTCGTGTCCTGTGACATCTTCTCTCTCCGCTAATTCTTGTAGGGCTGTTATGTCTGCTTTATCTACGCCGCCATCACGCTTGTCTATGACGCCGAGCATTTGGGCCGCAAGCTTGGTGGCTTGGAACCGGACGCTGCCGGTCTCCTGCATGCTCTCACGGATGGCCAGCCATATCTCCGAGATGGTCACGGGCTTGGCACCATCGAACTTGCTGATGACTGCGACGATAGGAGGCCGAGCTAGGTTACGGCGGCCTATGCTGACGGCTGACTTCTCGTCCTTGCAATCATAGGCGACCATTGCCGCTTCGATGGGATTACGGTCATTCCCCAAATAGGTATCGAGGAAGAGCTGCTCTCGTACTGTGCAGGCTTTGTATTCTGGTTCGAGTTTAAGTTCGCCAATAGTCATAGGTCGTGGTCAACCACACTGGCAATATCTTCAGGGAGTCACGTATCAGAACAGTCAACCACCGTGTCGTGACTGCCGCAGCGGTTGGGCCGTCACCCCAACTCCACATGTGGATTAGCGGGGCAGGCATAGTTCGATGGCCAGGGCGATTTCACGGTGGCTAGAGCCGGGACAAAGATTCATCATCATGCGGAGAGCCTGAGCGCGTTTTGCTTCGCCGGACTTCTCACCGCCCTTTCTTTCGGCCTCACGAGTGGCGATGCGGGCCGCCTCAAGCACTCCTTGATGGATACCGTGGGAATCATACTTCAGCCATCTCAGCATAGCCAGCAATAGATTGATGAGCCGCTCTTTCATTAGGTCGGGTTCACCTGGACAATGGGGTCTCCCGCAGCGGTACTGGCTGCTGCGGTAAATGCGGCTGTGCTATCATCTTCTTCATAGACTGTTATTGTGCCAGCAACATTATCCACGCGGTTGCGGAGCACTCGGAGAGCATCGCGCCAGGTGCGAGAGGTTGTGGTGTTTCCGCCAGTGTCTGTGCCAAGGTCGAGGCGACGGTCGAGACAGGCGTCGGCGATGTTGAGAAGTTCGGCAGCGGCTATCGCACCGTCTATGACTCCACCTGTACCGATGGTGGCGACTGAACCATCGACATTACCTGTAACTGTTGTAATGTTCTGGTCTTCTGCAAACCGAGCGACGTCACTAAGAGTGACGGCACCGCCAGCGTTGTCAGTGATAGTGAAGAGGCCGCGAATTGCTACGGTGGAGGTCGCAGAGCAGTTTGCGTTGATGATAAGCTGCCCCCGCCCTTCGAGTGACATCGTGTAGGAGCCTGCTCCAGCGCCCATATTCTGAATTTCGATTCCGCCGCTGTAGTTTCGGAAGCTAAGGTTGGAGGCAGCTAACGCCCCGCCGAAGTCCCATGAGGGTGTAGCAGTTCCCGCAATAGCGGAGTGGCAGCGGTCTGCGAAGAAATCTCCTGCCGCAACGATAGTCTGTGTTCCCGCGATGCCACACTCGATAAGATGGGTTCCTTTGATATGTGACGTGGCGTTCAGGATACACTTGTCGAATATCTGAAGCGTACCAGTGCCAGACGCAACACCAGAAACCGTCGCACCGAAGATTCCACTCCCCGCGATGTCTCGTCCACCTAGTGCGAGTGTCCAGTTGTGCCCACTGAATGTTTGATTATTCTGTGAAGCCCCGAACGTTATAGAGCTACCAGGAGCTATTTCAAACCGCTCGATTTTTAGTGAAGCGGCTAATGTGTTCGCGTCGGCAATACTATTTACAGGATTTTCAACCGTTCCGTTCTCGAAATCGGTCGTTCCTGCTGTACCGTCAACCGTGTCAATCCAAATAGCACCGTTCGCATAGCCTTGGAACTCTTGAATGCCGCGCAGCCGTCGGCCAGCGGAGGTAGCGATGTTATGGGTAGCTCCAGTTAGGATTCTGTCCCAGACAGCCGCCGCTATCTCTACACCCGCGTCGGCGGCAAGTTTTGCTGCTGTAATCGCGTCAGTGGCTATCTGTGCAGCAGCAATTGTCCCGGAGGTGTTGTCAAGGTCAATTCCTGCTTCCCCATTGGCAGTGACATCCAGGTCACGTCCAGCCGTAGAGGGCTTGAGATAGCCGACGGCAGAGGCAGCGAAGATGTCGTCGTAGGGTTCCTCTTCTACTATCTGGAAATCATGACGGACAGCTAAGGCTCCGGCCACATGGACGTATAGTACAAGTTGGCCTACCGTGTCAGTGTCGGTTGCGTCGAGTTCGCAGTTGTAGAAGCCATCAGCATCAGAGGCAGCAGCGGTGACGTCAGTCTTCTGCACGGCTCCCTGCCCATTCTTTGAGAGCAACACATCGGCTCGGTTGATGGTGAGGGCCGCTTCTTCGGTATCCCCATCAGTTGAATCTACAAAGGGGCCAATCAATACATCAACGGCAGTTGATTGTCTTAGTATTCCACCGAAACCCATTTAGAAGTTCCTCTGTCTGTGATGATAGACTACCGGAATAGAAATTCCCCCCGCAGCTACTTCAATCAACGGTGCCGTCGCTGCCCACTTGGGGGTGAACAGAGTAACGGGTGCGTGATTGGCTTTTACTGCCCCAACCACCGTAGCGTCATTTCCGTTGCCACTATAATCGGGCTCTGGGCTGTCAATGCCGAACAACGGTGGACGCCACACGATGTTTAGTGGGCGAATTCTGAAAGGGTTGATTCCACTGGCTAGTGCAAGAACTTCATCATCAGTCAAAGCCACATTCCAGATAGTGACCTCCGCGATTCGCCCATTGAAAAATCCCGACGGGGTTGAATCCCTGTTTGCGCCTATAGAAGTCCTATCGAATCCAACCGGAGAAACAGAAGTTGTGTCTTCTGCTTTACTACCGCCGTCAAGATAAATGGTGCGGCTGGTAGCACTAGCCCAAATTCCGCAAGCGTGGTGCCAAGTATTTACCGTTGTTCCGGTAGTTGAATTGACGGCAGGAGACTCAGAGGCATCTTGACTAAATGCGCCTACTGGGTCGCCAGCGACACTACCACGAAGTTGGAGGATGTGACGTTGGTCAGCTACATCCTTGTCTTGAACTGTAGCTATGGTCACGACGCCAACGCCAGAATCAGCGTTAAACATCCAACCGGATATAGAGAGCGGTGTTCCTGAAACTACGGCGGCCTCTACCTGAAGGTAGTTAGTCGAACCATTAAAGCTACGAGCCATCGTTCTCTATTCCCAAATAATCGAGACAATCCAAGTCGAAACAACGGCCAACGTCCAACTAGCTGTCTCAAAGGTCAAGTCCATCACAACCTCTTCGCTGGCTACCAAGGTATCAGCATCGAGAGTGATTTTGAGTTCCTTATACACATCTTCGTCGCTGGCGGCCCAGGTAATAGTTCCGGTTCCTTCTGCGTTTAGGGCAGCAGCGGAAGCATCTTCCTCGACTGCCACGCTCACCCAACTTGGGTTGACCTTTGCGGCATTGGTGGCAGAGTTAGCCAGAGCGAGTAAGCGCAGTTTACCAGTGCCAGTGGGGAGCGTAGGCGGCATCTGGAAACGTAGACGCCAGATAGTGTTGGTGCCGAGAGAAGCAACTATACCCAACCCCTCATCGTGCTTGGAGTTTGCGCCCGCCCCAACGTGGAAGTTGGGAAAGGCATCACTGGTAGTCGGGAAAGCGCTATGAGGAAAAATTGGGCCTCCAGCCATATTGTCGCTCCTTTAGTGGTAGATGTAGAGGGTGCCGCTAGTCAGGGTGGGAACGGCAAACTGCTTCCAGACTTGGGGTGGGTCGAAGTCGAAGTTCTGTGACCCGTTGTTCGCTTCCGCCTGACCTTCCAGTAGGACTTCGGCGGCGGACGTGCCGTCAGTGATTACGAAGTCGTCGCCAGAGGTGGTCGGGTCGAACCAGTAGACCTTCTTCACTCGAATAGGATGGTCAAGGGAGGTCACGGTCAAGACGCCATCGACAACCATTGGATTGACTGTTACGTCGCTCATAGTATTACTCCGTCATGTCTATAGAGACATCTTTGATAAGAATGTTGTTTCCTCGGACAGCGAGGGCGGCTGGATATTCAACAAATAGGAATCGACCAAAGAGAGACCCTGTAGTCAATACTTTGAAATCTTCCCCTTCTAGGCGGTCGCCGTCTCTTAACACGATTGGGCTATCATCCTCTGGTCTTATGGTAAGCG